GAGTTCAAAGGAGATGAAAAAGTCTAGGACGTTGAGGTGGGAATTGATCAGCCGATTCATTACAGGAAGATACTGCCGGATGACCTTGGTTTTGATTCCGGTATCTTTGAGCATTTCGATTATCACATCATTGTAAAGCCTATCCTCTGATTCAGATGATCGCTGTTCCAGCAGAAAGTCTTTCTTGCTCAAATCTTCTTGCAGGGTCTTCTGTGTTTTACTGACATCAGCACCACCATTGTTCTGGATCTTCACCTGGAGTTTGGAAATCTGATTCTGGTAACCCAAGATTGCTTTACTATTATCAGTAATGACAGTCCTCGATTTCGCCAGGTCGTTGCACATATCAACTGAAATCTTCATCTGCCTAACGATATCAGCAGTGTGTTCCACATTAACATCGGATTGTGATTGAATGGCTTTCGCGGAAACACCCAGGGCATCCATTCGAATTTGCTTGAATGATTCCTCGATTGACTGTTCACATGTAGGACACTCTGACCTGCCTTCGTAAATCTGAGCCTGTTTTACAATGTCTTTCCTCTTATGTTTCAATTCAACTCGCTCGACCTCAATCTCCTTGGATAATCTAGTAACATCTGCGAGTTCTTTTGCTGCAATTTCATTGAGCGTATCATACTTCTCCTGGTGTTTCTGATTCTCTGCATTCAGGTCTCGAATGTTTTCAGATAGATCCCGGATATCATCTTCGTGCTCTTGGATCTGTTGAGCATCAATCCCCATGAGTTCTTCTATGTGATCTTTCTGTAGGGATATCCTCTCTTTAAGTGTCACGATGTTTCCCTCAATGGCATCAATTCTACCCTTAAGAGCGAAGTTGTGTTCCCGAACCAATCCATTCATCTTCGTGAAAATCCCGATATCCAGGAGGTCTTCAATCACATCTCGCCGAGACCCAGATGGTAATTGCATGAATGGAACAAAACTACTGGACCCCAGGACCACGACCTGGTGAAACGATTTATGATTGAGTTTCAGGATATTCAACTCCAGGACCTTCTGATAATCCCTGGAATGGGATTCTTGATTCAGGAGTGTGCCGTTCTGCCAGATCTCAAAGACATTTGGTTTAATACACCGGATTACCTTATATGAAGTAGACCCAATATCAAATGCAACCTCTACCTCCAGATTTTTCTGATTGATAGAGTTGAGTAATTGTGGCTTGTTGATGTTCCTATGTGGTTTACCAAAAAGGGCAAAACTTAGGGCATCCAACATTGTAGACTTTCCTGAACCATTAGAACCCACGACGAGTGTCGACTTAAATGAATCTAAGTTCACTCGGATTGGATCATTCCCGCAACTCAGAAAATTGCGATACTGCACATATTTGAAGTTGATCATGTAAGTTCAAGACTCTGTGCCTCTGCGTAGAGTTCCTGTATTTTCTTTTTGATGCGATCTTTGTCTAGGTCAGTTATCGTTGCATCGATGTAGCTGTTGAGCAACTGCCCAGTGTCCTGTAGAGAAATCTCTTGGTCACGAATTGATGCGGCAGTGAATTCATCGAAGCTTTCAACGATCTTTAGGTCAAACGGCTCTTGAACATTAATCATGTCAAGGAACTGGTCGAATGTAAAGGGATCCTTTTTATTCAAGACCACGACCTTCAGGAATTTACCCGCAAGGTTATCTGGTACTGATATGTCGGACTCTTCATTCGAGTCATCATATGTCATTTTATGATACAGCTGATGTGGATTCACGACCTTATCTAATTCCCTTGTCTCAGTATCCAGGACATGAAAGCCCTTGGTATCATTGCAGTCACTCCAGGTGAGTTCATATTGTGTTCCAAGATACAAGACATTATCTTTATGGGATGCAGTATGATAATGACCACTCAGGACCATCTCATATCGTGAAAGGAACTTATGATCCAGCCCATGACTTTTGATATCTGTGTTACCAAGATACTTGAATCCAGCAAGTTCAAGGTGACCCATCAAGATAGGTGCAGCGGCAGTCTTAACAAACTCCATGCATTGTTCCTGATTATCTTCCGTCATCCATGGAAGCATCGCGACATCCAATCCAGAATCAAAATGAAGAACCGTTGGGTCCATATGGATCTTGATGCAATCATAATGACTCAGCTGTTCAGTCAGTGATGAAAGGTCATTAGTATTTTTCCAATATACGTCGTGGTTTCCAGGAATGATATGCATCGTCATACCAAGCTCTTTGAGTGGCTCAATGAACATCTCCCGGTTGCGTTTCAGCACCTTGTAGTTCACATACTTACGATGATCAAAATAATCACCCAGGTGGAGGATGGTCTTGATGTTATTCTCCTTACAGTATGGGAAGAATACCTCGCGGTAGAACTTCTCCATATAGTCAAGGAAGATATCACTCCCATTGTTCACACCACAGTGTGTGTCGTTTAAGATTGCAACTTTGCTATTTTCCATGATAAAAATTTGTCGACCACTTCAACGAAAGTTTCTTTTGGTGTAGAGTGGGTGGTATCTGTGTGAAAGACGAGTTCATCCATCTTGGGGTATTCAAAATCCGCATAATGAAATTCCCGTTTGGTATCTCGATCTGAAGTAAGGTATACAGAGAAGACCTGTTCTGGGTTACGATGTCTTAGGTCAGCACGCAGATACCGAAATGGATTGACTAAAGACATCACGGCATCCTCATCTTCGTGATTCAGATAGGTTGCAATAGTATTGGCATTAGTAATATTCTGGACACGGCCGTCTTGGGTATACCCAGGATTAGGTGTGATCTTACGAAGCTCATCACCATCAATCTGGAAGTACCCCGGTCGGGCATGCCGAAAGAGATTACTAAGTGTGGTCTTACCGGACCCCGGTTGACCGAATATAGAGATAATCATACGAAGAATTTTTCCAATGAAGCCACTGTTACATTACTCTTCCGAGTTCTGGTCAACTTACCCAGTTGTTTGATCTTCTCATCTCGTCGACGAATGATGTCTGACCGAACACGAACCTTTTCAACAATCGAAAGACCCATATCAGCATCATGAAAATCAGCGAATGCCTCAATCCCTGCTCGTTCGATGTAGAGAGCTTTGATATCCTGGTGCTTTTTCTCTTTCTGGATGCGGCGGAGAAAAGCATAGTAACAAATCTGAGTAAAATAAGAAAAGGCGTTTGGGTTACCTGTCCTGGTTGCCTTCGTGATATCATAGTTCATAATTGCCTTAACGCAATTCTCTATAGCATCACTTACCATTTCTTCACGATAGGTGTAACATGAAAAGTTTGGTTTCCTGGAAAGACCCTCTGATATCTTTAGGAAGCAGGTACCGATATAGTCATCGATCTGTGGTTCTAATTTCTCTTCTGCTCTTGCTTCATGTGTGGAATTTACATAACCAACAACTGCAAGAGAGAATTCCTTATTGTTAACGTAGTGTTCGCCTTTTTCTCTTTTCATGTAACTATTATAACACAGAGGGGTTCTATTGTAAAGAGGTTTCTGATAAATCTCATATAAAGATCCCTTTTGTGTTGACAGATTTGTGGAAGTATGTTATAATTTATTTCTCGAAAGAAGAAGAAAGAAGATCAATTTAGATCCTATTAGGCAAGGGTCTTAAAGAAGGACAAATCAATTACGACCACCAAAGGTTTGATCTCCATCATCATTTAAAAGTCCATTCCAATCTTGTAGATTAGATTTGGGTTTGGATTTAGGTTTGGTTTTCTTCTGAGCATTAATGTATTTCTCATATTCCTCTGGAGAGAGAACTTGCTTTAGTTTATTCTTCAACAGATTAACATAGTACATTTGTTTCAACTCTACTGTTGCATTACATCTCCCGATGATATTCCTATCCATGAAGACAAATTCAGTATCAATTGCTTCTGGAACATACGGTGAGAGAGTAATAACTTCACTAAACCGATGGAATTCCAATACACCATACGCAACAGTGATACCATTCTTATAGTCATATAGTCTTTCTTCCCCCAGGATCCTCGATCCATCTACAAGAGTATATGCAACAACATGCATTGCGTCGATAAATTCTTCTAGGTCGTCTGTCATGATTTTATTTAGACTTCACTCACTGCCGATTGGGATTTCATACAATTTGAAGTTCAAATCCTCCTTCTGATAGATTTCCACACGGGCGATTGCATGACCCAGTGTGTAATTCTTACGGGATTTCCAGCTTAGATTATCAGCAATATCGTATACCACGGTGCCCTGACCATTAGCACTCTTTCTTAATCCTCGACCGATTGATTGAAGTAATCGAATCTGACTTTTCGTGGGAGATGCCAAAACGATATTCGCAAGACTCTTGATATTGATCCCAGTAGAAAAGGTTCCCATGGACGCAACGATGATGGCATTTTCCTCTTTCTCTGTTAATTCCCGAATCCGTTCTCGTTCATCAGCACTGACGGCACCCGAGACGAAGAAGACTTTCCTACCATCAGTGGCACCTCGTGTGATCATATCGTGTAATGGTTTACCGTGTTTCTCCACGAGGTTATACAGCACCAAAGTATTACCCTTCTGGTCCAGTGATAGATTGCAGATGAATCGATTACGAGCCTCATTGCTCACCAGAAAATCAATTTCATCGGCATACTTCTGTTTACCAAATTTCTTTTTTACGGCATCTGGGTATTTCAGGACCAGGCATTTGATTTCCAGGTCAGCAAGAGTTTGATTCGCAATGAGTTCACTTGTACTGACGACCTTCAGGGGTTCACCGAAGTGACCACTCAGGACAAGTTCATGCACCTTTGTTCCAT